TGCTTCCTGAACCTTCTCAAAAATCTTTTGACCAAACTTGAAGAGGAAGACCTTTCCTTCATTTGAAGGTTCTGCCGGATCGCTAACAACATAAATGTTAGAAATATAATTCAACTTACGCTTACGATCTCTTGCAAGATCCTTATCGCTGTCAATACCACTATTCCATAGTTGAGTATTCATCTCAGACACGGGATCTTTTTGACCAAGAGTTGTAAGACAGTTTTCAATATACCAACCACCCGGTCCTTGAAATGCATGTGAATAAAGCTTTACCCACGGAATATCTTCACCCTCAACGGCCGGAAGGAATCGAATAATCGCAAATCCGTTTTTACTGGTATCGAGCTTTGGACGCCAGAACCGATCATCCTTATAGGAATCGGTCTTACCGGAATCCTCTTGCATCTTCTTTACAAGTTCTTCAACACTAGACTTTGACTTCTTCTTGAAGTCATTAAATGTACCCATAATTTTCCTTTCCCGAAGGACTACTTCGGACTAAATTAAATCGGTGGGAACTCCCCACCACATCTTCTCTATTATATATTGACCCCGGTTTAAAGTCAAGATAAAGGTAAACGAGTTTTTGATTTTGGTAAAATGTTTAACTCTTGACCTTCTTGTTTTATCTTTTCCAATAAAGGTTGACTTAAAAGTTTTTGGGCCAAAGACATGTCTAATGACATATCTTCTAATGTGGCAATAACTGCGTCAATGTATGAAACATTTTTACCTTTTGATATTTTACTTTCTATCTTTTTGGAAAATTCTTCTTTGGTTATGTTTGTTATCATGATTAATATTATAACTGTATTTTTTTAAGTGTAAAGCTATTTATTTGAACATTATATATAGATTTAGAGGATTAAACAAATATGCCAGACACAGGATCTAATATATTAATCACAACTAACGATAATACTGCTGTTTTAGCAACAGACTATGGAACAAGTGGAACAGGATTGTCACTGGCACATGTTCAAATCTTTAAAGTATCATATGGTGATGATGCATCCACCACTAGAGTATCAGAAAGCGATCCTCTACCAGTAAGTGTATACGGAACTGATGGAACTACTCTAACCATACAAGGTTCTGTTGGGTGTTCCGGTAATTTTAATGTAGTTACCCCATCAGGATCATTTTTACAAATTGGTGGAAGTACATTTTCAACTACAGCGGTTGGAATTACTGGCACAATACAAGGAATTTCCGGTGGTGTTCTTGTAGGTGTAACTGGAACAGTAAATGTAAAAAATACATCATTTGGTGTTTTTGGTGTATCGGGTGCTACTGCCATAGGAATAACAGGCGGAAGATATTTAAATTACAATAATGACTCAGTAAGAGTTTATGGTGATGTTGGTTTAAGTGGTGGTTTGGGTCTGGTAGCAGCAACAGACAGTATTGCTGTTTGGGGTTCGGATCTAGGTGACAAAGTACTGACAAGATTGTACGCATCAGATGGAACAACTCTTGGTTATTCAGGCGATGCTCTTAAAGTTGCAATTACAAATTCTGGCGTAACTTTTGCAGTAACAATATCACCATCTGTAGGAATAACTAATGCTGGTCCTCAGGGATTAATGGTTAGAGGAACAGGAAATACCGCAGACTATCCAGTATTGATACAAGGAACCCTAGCAAATGGTGCAGTTGAAATATCAGCAACAGAGGATGTCCCTGTTTCTGTTAGTAATACAGTTACAATTGATGACACAGACATAATAACATCACTTGAATCTTCATCTAAACCAATAGTGTCAAATCTATTATCAATAAAAACAAGTGCAAATGTAATATCTACAATAAATGATAAATTAACAAACGGTTCAATACAAACAAAAGTATCTGAAATCACAAGACCATCCACAGTTGTAAGTGGAAAGAAAACTGCAAATACAAGTCCCAGTCAATTAACCTCACAACAAACTTCATTAAAAGTTGGTGTTCATATTAAAGCTCCTTTTACAAATACTGATACAGTTTATATTGGAGGTAAAAATATTCTAACTTCACAAAGTGATGCATATCCGTTAGATCCGGGTGAATCAATATTCATGGAGTGTGATTCTGTATCTAAAATTTACACAAGAACAGATAGAGACACCCAAGTTGTATTCTTTATAGCATCTTAAAATGAATATTTCAAATTATCAAAATTCTGGCGGAGCTAGACCAACAGATATATCACAAGAAAATAATTTGGTTTTAGCTAGGTCTTCAATTTTTTATGGTTTGAAATATACCAAAGTAGAACAGGATAAAAATAGCGCAAATAGGGGAGTTGTATCTACTCCTAATTTTTTGTTTTATAGTAATAATACAAAAGTCATGATTGACTTTTCAGATAAAACAAATATAAACAAACAAGAGATAATTGATTTTTGGAAATTAACAAAAGACGGTGTAACTTTTTCTTTAGAAAATGGGGAAATATATTTAGACAATACTAAAAAATCACATGATTTAAGTGGCATCTATACTTTTAAAAATTTTGAGAATAATATAGTTTTCGCTGATGTTGTAAGTGTAAATAATCTTTCTTCTACATTAAACCTATATCAAAAAGATCAGTTTTCATCCTTGCTGAATTTCAAACATTCTTCTATAACAATACAAGAACCACAAGAACAAGAAACACTAATAGTAAATAGTTTTGGAATTTTAAGTAAAAATTCTTTTAAGTATTTGGGTGCTTATCCTGGCGATTATTTACAACTACAATCTAAATCTGGTAAATTTAAAATATTAGATATTTCAGTAGATAGTGAAGGAAAAGAAACCGTAAAAGTAAGTGGTTTCATTGCTGAAGAAGATAGAACAGATACAAAAACATTTGTAGGTCTTCATTTGAAAAAGAATAATTCTGTAATTATTCCTGCTGATACAACTGATACTGTTGTAGGATCGTGTACATATTCAGATGAAAATGGAATAATAATTGCCTGTCTTGATAATAATACAGAATATCAATGTAAACTTAGACAATTTGATGCAAGAGTTGGAAAAGGATTTGTACGAAATGCTCCTTGTTATTCCTTAAATAATACTCAAGAAGACTCCCCAACAAACGAAGTAGAGTTGCTAAGAAAACTTGCACTCATACGAACACCCCGCCAAAACAACACATTATAATAAAAAAGGCCACGGAACTTTTTACGGTTCCGTGGCCCACTTTTCACTTATTTAATTATATTTATCTACGAGATGATTTTGACTCAATCTTATTGTTGAGTGCATCAACTTCGCGCCATAGTTCTTCTAAACTACGATCTTTTCGCATGTCCTCTACTTCTAGTTCAGCAGAGCACTTTGTCTTGCAAGCAAACTGCCAAACAAGAAGACCATTAAGAACACCCGATGCAACTAGTAAAACATTAGTTAGTTGTGGGTGCTTGCTGATAAGAGCAACTGCTGCTAGAATTGCAGCAACAAATGATGCGACTGATACGGTAATAAAAGCATTCTTTTGCATAAAATCTCCTTAATTAAAACTTAATTCCAACGCCAGCAGTTACGACTGCATTTGCTTCCGGTGTAACTACCTCTTGGTAAACCGGAATGGCAACACCTAGATTCATATCAACATTTGAAGCAACGGTCCAATTAACGGTAGGACCTAGGAATAGTTGCTTTTCACCACTATTGACATAGTAGAATTGATCGAACTCTAGACCAAACTTAAATGCATTCCAATCGTAAGACAGATCTGTTCCAAACGAAAGAACATCGGAATCAGTCTTTGCACCTAGCCAAGTGATATAGGAATCACCACCGTTGAAACGATAACCTGCGGACTGAGCGAAATCTAGTTCCCAAATCTTGCAACCAAATACTGCATTTAGATATGGGTCTACATTTGCATTACGGAAATACTCAGAACCGACTGGAATGTAGATACCACCACCGATAGAAAGATCCCATTCACCAATGTAATCATTCTTTCCTGTTAGGGCATCCCACGATCCACCAAGATTAATGTTGCTAATCGTGGTATTGTTGTCTTGAGTATAGACTGGCACATCTAGATTAACATGAAACTGCTTGTTAATGTCTACATTCAAATTTTGATTAAGACCAACCAATGTTGAACCATTGTTCTTGAAAGTATGAACTTCAATGGTTTCATTAAAAGACCACTTTAGATCCCATGCCGATGGGGCCGGTGCGGCCTGTTGAGCAAAAACAGAACTTGTTAGTGCTAGCGTACTCAAAACTGTGTAACTTGTATTCATAAAATCTCCTTTTAGATACATTCCCGGTTGGGTTCGAACCAACGACCTGCCGCTTAGAAGGCGGCTGCTCTATCCAACTGAGCTACGGGAACTTGCTCAGTCAGATTATAACACATACACAAGTATGTGTCAATTCTTAAACTGTCAATTTAAGATTGCTTGTATCGACAACCTTCTTAGGTGGCACAACCAACCCATTTACCACAACAGAAGTGAAGTGATCTATAAGATCCTTCAAGGCATCAACAACAAACATAATGTTTTTGTTGTCAATAGTGATACCGTTTTCAATGTTTGCGTAAGGCATCCATTTTGCAAACATAAGTTTTCCTTCAGGCGTTGGAATTAGAATTGTGGCATTTTTAATAAAAACACCATTGTCTTTAACTTCCACATTGCCAATAATTTCTTCACCACTCAATAAACGAACAATTTTTACATCAGACATTCTATTACTCCTTGCAATCACACCGACCTAATAATTTGTTCCATATTGAACATTTAGGTGGTTTTTCAACTGGCCAACATGAACCGATCATGTTTTCTTCAATCAAAAACTTCTCATTTTCTTTTAATTCACATCTTTTTGCCGCATTTACTATTTCTTTTTCTGTAAGCAATAGTGTAACACATCTACCATCTATTTCGCAACGAGAAAAGTATAATTTTTTTTGTTTTGGCATTTTTATTTTTTCTCCAAAATGTAAATACTACACCCATTCCACCATCTTTCGCTTTCACTAACTTCATAGTTATCCATTTCCACAATTTGAATATTAAATAGTACATTTAAATTCAAATCCTGTATCGCGGCATTTGTTCCATCTTTAACTTGTTTCCATGCCCAATCATCTACTATGTAAATAAAGCAATCATTCATGCTTTCATAATAATACTGTAATGCTTTATAGTGATCTATTTCTTTGTGACCACCATCATAAAAATAAACATCAATATTTGAAATATTTTTTTCCTTTAATGAAATCTGAAAACAATCTTCATCTATTAAGTTTGGATCAGATTTAATAAATTTTTCCCAATTTTGCAAAAAAGCATTTTTTGGGCCTCCAAATTCTGAAAAATTATCTATTAGGGTATATTTAATTTTTTCATGATTTCCATATAGAGCAGATATTGAAGTAGACCCAGACCAAACTCCTATCTCTAAATATTTTTTAAAACATGAATTAGATAAAAGACGATTTATAAAATGTCTAAATTGTTTTCCCGACATTCCGGGTATTGATAAAATTTCTTCATTCAATTGAGAATGATTAGTATTTTCTAATGCACGAATAATTGCATTTTTATAATTTTCATAATTTATATTCATAGTATGTCAAATCTCTCTTATAGTAAGGTTAGCAAATATTTTGTCTTATTTATCTTTGCCAACATCTCATCTCTTATATTTAGGAGATCTGAATCACCCTCAGATAATAGAACTGGTATTTCATTTGTTAAAAATTGAACGGCATCATCTAATAACAAAAGTGTTTTCCCTTGTTCGTAGTTATCTAAACTAAAATCCATACTTACACCTTCGGTTCTACGACCATATTTGCCAAAGTAAACTTCCACAAAGTCATCAATTTGTTCACTAAGAGATTCATATAAATCTCCTAATGCTTTGTGTTCAGAATAACTTTTAGTTTGCCAATGGTAGATACGAATTTGTTCTTGTATTTTTATTAATTTTGTAAACATTTTAAATCTCAATTTTTATATGATGTTTTTTGCCAGATTTTTTAGCAGCAACCATATGTTTTTCTTTCGGAAGAACTAAACCCATTTTATCTTGATGTCCCATTGAAGCATTAATATGTCCAATTGGTTTTCTGGCTCTGTTTCTGCCTCCTGATGAAGGCATTCCCCACACAGTAATAAATCCTGTAGGACTTGCATCCAACCTTTCTACTTTATGTGCTTTACCTCCGGGTAAAACATACATCAAGGAATCCTCCATATCTCCGCCCCATTGATGTCTTACTAGATAGGCATCAGAACTTGGTGTGTCAAAGGTTGGAGTATCGGAATGTGTGACAACAGCTATATGTTTTCCGCCAGCAACAGTTTTCATAAGGTTGTCACGAGTGGTGGTTGCATGTTTCATTCTTGCCTCACCAGTCACTTCTGCCGCAGCCACTTTTTGTGGATCTCTCTGCGGTTTTTGGTATTCGTAACGCCAATATTCGTTTAATACAAGATAGCTTAAAATATCTCTAAGAGTCTTCATAGTTTCTCCTAGAGATATTTATATAAGTTT